AACGGCAAAGTAGCTGACCTTACTAATTTTTCGGAAAACGAACTCAACAAAGTGGCTTGCTTTATCGGTAATGACGATAAGGAGAAAGAAGCATCAGTAGGTTTGTTCTTAGGAAAAATGAGTGCTATACCCGTACAGCGCAAAATTCACCGCGTGAAGGACGGTAGTGTATTGCCATTGGTGGCTTATTTTACTGACGGAACTACTATTGACAGCAAAGCTGACCAGTGGGACGCCTTAGACGACAAAGGGTATATTTTCTTTCGTACCTTCGTAGGGCGTTCAGGCTACTATTTTTCAGGAGATAATACGCTTACCAAACCTACTGATGATTTTAAGAGTCTTAGTAGCGGATTGGTAATGGACAAGGCTTTACTTCTTGCTTATGGAGCTTTGGTAGAGGAATTAAGCGATGAGGTGTTACTTTCAGAAGAAGGAAGCATTCACCCTGCTATTATCAAGAGTTGGCAAACCAAGTTGGAGAACACTTTGCAAAGCGAAATGGTTTCGAAAGGGGAGCTATCGGCAGTGAACATCAATATAGACCCAGAACAGAAGGTGTTGCAAACAGGTAAAGTGGTAGTAGGGCTAAAACTCCTTCCTGTGGGTTATGCTGATTTTATTGAGGTGAATATTGGGTTTACCACGAAGAAAGAAGAAAATTAGGTGTGAGGTCGTAGCACGACGGGCAGAGAATTAGCAAATTAGTCGTAGCACGACGGGCAGAAAATTAATAAATTAATAAATTAGTAGATTAATAAATTAGAAAAAAATGGGAACATTTAGTAGTAAACAGTATGCGTGGAGCGATATTTCGATTGCCTTTGGAGGACGTATTATTGCCGGAGTGACAGAAGTAGAATACACTGAGAAAAAAGAGAAATCGGCGCTTTACGGACGTGGGAGTAAACCTTTGAGCATTGTAAGAGGTAATCACAGTTTTGAGGGGAAGTTGAGCATTTGGCAAAGTGAATTGGAAGCAATGACGCGTGATGCCAAAAACAACGACATTCTGAACCTTAACTTCGACTTGGTTGTTGCTTACGTGCCCTCAGAAGGTGGACAAATAGTGACCGATATTCTCAAGAATGTGGAATTTACCGAAGTGAAAAAGGCAATGAAGCAGGGGGATAAAAATATGGTTGTAGAGCTTCCTATTATCTTCACTGATGTAAAACGCCAATCATAGATGTGAACCACAGTCGTAGCACGACAGGTGGGTGCGAGCCACATAGGCGGGGAAATTAGAAAATTAGCAAATTGATAAAAAATGGACGTAACAAAAGAACAAATCAAACAATGGAAAGCGAAGTACAAAGAAGTATTTGTATTGCGAGTAGATGACAAAGTAGCATACTTGAGAACGCCTGACCGCGCTACCCTGAGTTATGCTTCGACATTGGCAACGAAAGACCCGATGAAGTTTAATGAGGCTATCCTTACTAACTGTTGGTTGGGAGGAGATGAAGAGATTAAGACTGATGATGCACTTTTCTTTTCGGCAAGCAGTAAACTTGGCGAATTGATACAGATTAAGGAAGCTACCTTGGAAAAGCTTTAAGCAGTGCGGAAATTGACGAGCCTCGGGATTGGTTGCGTATTACCAATGCCTCACTGCGTTACTATATGCACATTGCCAATCCCGATGCCCTCAATGATACTGAGTGGGCTATGCGAGTGAAAGAACTGGAATGGATTCGCCAAAAGGAGAGTGAATCGTATGGAGAATAAAAAAGTAAAGAAAAAAGTTTATAAATGGCAGAAAATCCAAAAAACACGATATCTTCTTTCTTTGATCAGACTAAAAGGTTAAAGGAGGTGGTTAATAACATTATAGACCCTATCTCGTCTTTACAGAAAATATTTAAGCAAGGTTTTACGGCAGACACCCAAAAGATGAGTCTGGCTACTTTTGTGCAAGGTAATATGCAAAAGGCACAAGAAATACATCAGAATCTCACACAATACAGTGGGCAAACGGCTTATGAAGTACCATCGCTTGTGAAGGCTCAAGAGAGTTTGATGGGAGCAGGGTTGGTTCCTGAAGGAGCATTAGGAATGCTCAAACAAATAGGAGATATTGCCTTGGGGGATAGCAAAAAGATAGAAACCTTAGCTACTGCCTTTGCCAAAGTGACCACACAAGGGAAATTGCAAGAAGCTACACTCGCACAGATGCAACAGGCAGGATTTAATCCTTTGCAAGTGATAAGTGAGCGGACGGGCAAGACTATGACCTCTCTGCAAGAGCGAATGGACAAAGGAGGAATTTCGGCAAGAGAGTTGGCTGAGGCTTTCCGATGGGCAACTGATGCACAAGGAGATTTTTATCAAGGAGCTGAGAATGTGAACAGCACTCTACAAGGCAGGTTTACAGTTTTAATGGCTTCGATAGAATCTATAGCTGTAAAAGTATATGAGGTTATAAGTCCGTTGCTGATTCCGTTGGTAGCACTTTCTACGATGGTATTTGGAGCTTTGAATGAAGGATTGAGTTGGTTTATTCAAAAACTTCAAGAGGGGAACCCCATAATACTTGGTATAGCAGGAGTGTTAGGAGTATTTATTACAGCAATCACATTGCATAACACTTATATGGCTATTGCTGCGGCGTGGCAGAACCGACTATCGTGGGCGGTGATTAAAACGAACTTAGCTTTTTTAGCGAATCCTGTTGTATTGATTATAGCAGGCATCGTGGCACTTATTGCTATCATCACTTATTGTATTGTAGGTGTGAGCGGTTGGGGCAAAGCGTGGGATAACACTGTGCAAGGAATGAAATACTTGTGGGAAGCCTTTATTCTCACCTACAAAGCCCATTGGAATACGGCGGTCAATGCTTTTATGGCAGGTGTAGACCTCTGTAAGTTGGCTTGGTATAAGTTTAAAGAGGCTGTAGGTTTGGGAGATAGTAAAGAGAACCAAGCGATGATAAGCCAAATACAAAACGACTTGCAAGAACGTGCTAAATCGGTAGCAGAAGGCTATAAAAAAGCAGGTGAGGCAGGAGCTAAAGCAAAAGAATATTTTGGTAAAGCGTGGAACTCTTTGGAGTTTAAGAGCCTTTCGAGTGTGAAAGACGGGTTAATGGGCAAGTTAGGCATAGGGCAAACGGGACAAAAAACAAGTCCGTTAGCAACACCTATTGCCAGCACACCTTTTTCAGAGATGGGTAATAAAACCAAAGATAATATCGTAACAGGAGGTACCCGTCAAACGCATATCAACGTACAGATAGGCAACTTGGGCACGGATACCAAAGTGTACGTATCATCGGTACGGGAAGGAGTGGAAAACTTTGGGGCGCAACTGAAAGAAGAGCTTTTGAGAATTGTGAACAGTGTAAACCAAATGCAAACAGTGTAATTTATGGAATTTGATATAAAAGAACTCACCGCACGAGCTTTTTTGGACTATGTAGGTCCAGCATTTCCGCAGTGGTGGGCAAACAATAAGACGAAATTTGTACTGCCGAGTTTGTCTAACATTAGTGAGGCACGCAGTAATGGCAGTCAGTATTTTATGACGTTAAAAGTGGCTGATAAATCGGGGGAGCAGACGGTTTTCCCCAATGAGCCTTTGGTGAGTTTTTCGCTTACTAAAACCATTGTAGAAACGGCAACGGTAGGCAAACAACGCAAAGGTAAGGTCAAGGAATATATCACTACTGAAGATTGGCAAATTACCATAAGAGGACTGTGTGTAGACCCCAAAAATCCCGATCAATATCCTACGGCACAAGTACAAAGCCTTAACAAATTGTTTGAAAAGAATGAGAGTTTGGAGGTGATAGGCAATAAGCTCTTTACTCTTTTTGACATTGGTAACATCGTGCTCAAAGATATTAGCTTTGAGGAAATGGAAGGCAAAGAAGGTATACAGAAGTACACTATTAAAGCTGTATCGGATATGGACTTTTATGCGGAATTAGACGAGAAACGAACCCAACTTAACAAGATATACTAATGTTTGTATTACAAGCGATTATAAAGATAGGTGATTACACTTTTAGAGCAGTACACAACGTTAAAATCATCAAATCGGTAGACGAATTGGCGGACACCTGTACGATTGAACTGCCAACCCATTTTAAAGTAGCCAAAGGGGGCGAAAGCCTTTATACTGAAAAGGCTATCAAGGTGGGTGACAAAGTGAGTGTTACCCTTGCTTATGAGGGTGTGTATAGCGGAGTGGAGTTTGAAGGCTATGTAAAGAAGGTTAAACCGAGCATTCCTGTAAGCATAGAATGTGAAGACGCTATGTACTTACTTAGACGTAAAAATATCAGCAAGTCGTGGCAAAAAACAACACTTAGAGAAGTATTACAGGAAGTTGTGAAGGACACGCCTATTGTGCTGGCGGACAATATTCCAGAAATGCAGTTAGACCAGTGGATTATTCGCAATGCGAACGGTACGCAGGTATTGGAGAAGCTGAAAGAAGAGTTTAGGCTAAACGTATTTATCAATGATGAAGGCAAGCTGTACGCAGGACTTTCGGAGCTTACCAATATAGGGCAAACGGCGCGTTATAACCTCAATTACAACATTATTGCCAATGATTTGGAGTATAGGACTAAGGAGGAACGCAAACTGAAAGTACGTTACACTTATATCGACAAAAATAACAAAAAGAAAACAGTGGAAGAGGGCGACCCCGAAGGTGAGCTAAGAACCTTTCATACTTCGGTAGTGAGTGAGGAACCTAAGTTACGAGAAATGGCAAGAGCGGAGATGGAAAGGCTGAAATACGATGGCTTTGACGGCTCTATAACGAGTTTCTTGGTACCTTTTGCGACGAGGGGTATGCAAGCTCATATGATAGATAATGAATTGAAAGAGATAAATGAGCGCTACTTTATTAAGAAAGTAGAAATTACTTTCGGACGTAATGGCGCACGTCGACAAGTAACCATAGGAGCAAAATTATGAGTATAGACAGAGAATTAGCAGAAGGGCTTAGGCAGATAGGAAGACGCAAAACACCTACCATAGCGGTAGAAGTGGTATCGGTAGACAAAGAAAAGGGCACGTGCGAGGTGAAGGACGACGAGCTACAATATACCGTGCGCTTAGCTTCGGTGATTAACGATAATGCTGAGCGGTTTTATCTCTTCCCCAAGGAGAGGAGCAGTGTGTTGATAGCTTCGATTGGGGAAGACGAGAACCGCTACTACGTGGTGGCTTATAGTGAGATAGAGAGCGTGAGCTTACGTATAGAAGAAATACAGCTTACAATAGACAAAGCAGGCTTGCACTTGCAACGCGGGGAAGTGGATTTAAAAAGTCTTTTAAACGAGCTTCTAACGGAACTTAAAAACGCAGTGATACAAACACCTTCGGGTGTAGGAAATTTTTCCCCGAGCAACGTGATGAAGTTTGAGGAGATTAATAATAAGATAGATGAATTATTACAGTAATAAGTTTTTAGTAGTCAGTTGCAAGTACTTGCAACTGACTACTAAAAACTAAGCACTAAACTTATGGCATTAGATAAACAAGCACTAAAAGCAGGGATTATAAGCCTGCAACAAGAAATGCTTACTAAAACAGAAGCAGGAATGGAAGAATATGCTGAGCGACTTGCCTCTCTCATTGAAGCTTATGTAAAGAGTGGAGAGGTAATAGTGCAAACGGGCATACCTGTACTGGCAGGCACTTATACAGGAGTTACTACTGGTATGGGAAAAGGAACGATTAATTAGTAAATTATCATAATAACACAATGGGAATAATCATAGAAGGACTTAAAGAGCATTTTGTATCGTTTATAGGAATGGTACTATCGGGAGTAGTGGGTTGGTTCTTTGGTAGACCCAAGCAACGTATGGAACTTCAGACCAGCGAACTTGAGAATGTGGATAAAGCCGTGAAAATCTATCGAGAAATGATAGAAGATTTAGGGGCTAAATACGCAAGTGCTATTGAGGAGCTCAAAAAAGCAAATCAGCGTATTAAAGATTTAGAAAACTCTGTTGAAGGGCTATTAACTGAATTAAAGAAATACAAGCAACTAAATGGAAAATCAAAAGAATAATGCAAGTAGTAGTTTTACATAATCAGAGTCTTTTAGACCTTGCTTTACAGCACACAGGGACTATTGAAAGCATCTTTGAATTGGCAATGCTCAACAATTTGAGTATTACCGATGATGTGGTAGCAGGAAAAGTATTAACAATACCTACAGAAACATTCACTAATAATGATATTTTGACCTACTACATCGCAAAGAAGATACAGCCTGCAACTGCTTTTACGCAAGAGGACAAAATAATAAGCGAACGCCAGGAAGGTATTAGCATATGGGCGATAAACTTAGATTTTGTCGTGAGCCACGACGGACAGTAATTATTCACTTTTCACTATTTACGGAATTATGGCACGTACAATACAAGAAATACAACAGATTATCTATAATGCGAAAGAGCGAGAAGACGCTCTGAACGGACTTAACTCAAACTCAAGAGTAGCTATATGGCGACTGTGGGTTTATATTATCTCGGTAGCTATTTGGAGCTTAGAAAAGTTATTCGACTTACATAGGACAGATATTGATAAACGCCTTACTGAATTAAAACCTCATACTGCACGGTGGTATAGAAGTAAAGCTCTTGCCTTTCAGTATGGTTTTGACCTCTTACCCGACAGCGATAAGTTTAACAACAAAGATAAGACAAAGGAGCAGGTAGAGGCGAGTAAGATTATAAAATACTCGGCAGTGGTGGAGAGTAATGACGGTAGGTTGATAGTAAAGATAGCCACTGAAAACGGGGGACGGTTACAGCCTATTACAGCAGATGAACAAAATGCCTTTAGCGGTTATTTATCAGAAATTAAAGATGCTGGAGTGCGCACTACGGTTATTAATTATCTGCCTGATAAGCTTGTTCTGAACCTTGATGTGTATTACGACCCGTTAGTATTGGATAGTAATGGAAGCGATGTGCTTTACGGCAAACGCCCTATACAAGAAGCCATAGAGGGTTATCTTAAAAACTTACCTTTTAACGGTGAACTTATTGTAGCGCATCTTGTAGACGCTTTGCAACAAGCCAATGGGGTGAAAATACCTCACTTAAAAGAACTCAAAACAGCGTGGATAGACCCCGAGACCAAAGGCTATGGAGCATTACAAAACATAGGAGTTACCCAAATACCGCAAAGTGGTTACTTTGAGGTAGACTGGAATGCTTCACAAATAAAATACATCACAAAATGATATTTAATTTCAAAATAGAAAAATTGGTCATTCTACTTATACCTTCTTTTTTGCGAAAGGCAAGAATGGTAGGATGGATAAGAACGCTTAGCGCTCCTATCAGTCAGTTGTATTATGACTTTATTCAGAAGAGATATTTGGATATTAAGAAACTTGGACTGAATGGGCAAGTATGTTACTTACGCAAAGCGCTAAATGATGCATTCGACATTGAGCAACGGCGCATACGCATATGGGACGGCAATCAGTACAAAGGACAGTATCTTTATACTGAAGGAGAACAAAAACCGAAGTTTTTAGGGACTATGTATTTACATCGTGAGGTAGATTACAGCGATACAGGAGTAGACTTTATTGTAAAAATACCTTTGGAGATATGGGAGACGAAGAAGATTCCTACAAGTGAAATAGGTAAGTACCGTTTCTTTGAGATAGAAGCCCTAATAGACTTTTACAAATTAGCGAGTAAACGATATATTATAGAAGTATAGAAATTATGAACAGTATTAATGTAAACCAAACGGGAGGTTTCCCACTAACTACCGATGTATTAAGTTATATGCAGAATGCTTATAAGATATTCAATGCAATGAGTGGTATTTCAGGAGATTTAATTATTCTTTCGGGGTGTGAAGTAGTAGGGAACACGGTGTCAGACGGAGTAGTAGCCATTGAAGGAGAAATATACCCTTTTCAGGGTACGACACTTGGCTCTCACGTGTTTATTAAGGAAGTGAACACATCTAAAATTTTTGAAGACGGCTCACAGAAAACAGTACTTGTGGAGAAAGTAGCTACTTTTGGCAGTAGTACAAAGAGTTATCCGTGGGAGAGCTTCAGACGAGTGTTAAGTAACAGACAAATAGAAGAGAAATCTTTTACAGAAGAAACCTCTTTGTTGAAACGCTTGGAGAAATTGGAGGAACGTGTAAAGAAAACAGTGCCCTTGGGGTTGGTGGCAATATGGGGAAAACCAGCTAACATTCCTTTACCAGAAGGTTGGCGAGAATATGAACCTTTACGAGGACGTATGGCTGTGGGCTATGATCCCAATGGTAACAGTAGCTACCGATTAGAACAAATATTATTTGCAGGAGGTGAATTGGAACATACCCTTACAGTTGCAGAAATGCCTAAACTGACGATACCTTATAAAGATATATATTATTCTGAAAATGGAGGGACAGTTTATATTCACGGGGGTATTGGTTCGGGAGATACTGATCACGATAATAGAGGATTAGAAATGGATAGAACAACGATATTTAGTGGAGGTGAAAAACCTCACAATAATATGCCTCCTTACCGAGTGATTCGTTTTATAGAATTTGTAGGATTTTAATTTTTAAACTAAACGATATGACAGCAATAGAAACGTTAAAGCAGTGGTTTTCTAACCTTAAAAAACCAACACAAGAGCAGTTCTGGGCGTGGTTAGATAGTTTTTGGCACAAAAGCGAAAAGATACCAATGGCAAGCGTAGAGGGTTTGGATAAACTCGTAGAAGGTACAGCTTCAGCTGAGCAATTGAGTAATCACCTAAACGACAGCAATGCACACAGAGCTCTCTTTGACAAAAAAGTGGATAAGGTAGAGGGTAAAGAATTAAGTTCTAATGACTTTACTAATGAATATAAAGAGAAGTTAGAGGGGCTTCATCAAGTAGATATTTCGGGACTCTTACCAAAAGGAGATTATACGGGTACGGCACAAGACTTAAAAAAACAGATTGATGACAAAGCCAATAAGAATCATAAACATTCGTGGGGAGATATTGAAGGGAGTCCTACTGATTTAGATGATGCTTTTAAAAAAGCTGTTGGTAATCTACAGATAGGGGGGAGAAATTTGATATTACAATCCCAACAGAGAATAACAAAAACTATAACTTCCCCTGGTTTTGTAGAAATATACAATTTATCACAACAGTTAGAAATTGGAAAAACTTATATTTTTACGTATAAAAACCATAAGGAAAAAGAAGTACTATTCTTCCTATGGAATGGCAGCTGGGAGCAATCTACACAGGTGTATAATGGCAAACCATTCGAAGTTACAAAACAATATAATAATTTGAGAGCTCACACGAACGGTGAAACCGAGTATGATTTTGAATTGCTAAAACTTGAAAAAGGAAATATTCCTACTGATTGGACACCTGCACCTGAAGATTTTGATTTCTATAAGGAACAAATAAATTATTCAGAACTAAAAACATTTAAAAGAAGACCGTCTGGTTGTTGGGGAGTTTTACTTGGTAATGGTGGTGGTATATATGTAAATTTTTCTTCCAATTCTTCAGCATCTTCATTAGAATTTTTTAAACCTGATTGGTATCCATCAACTCGTATTGGCGTTCGAAATTCAGTTGATGCTAATAGATTTAACGAGGATAATGGTGAATTTCGTGATTTAGCTTGGTATAATGATGTAATACGAGCAGGTGTTAAATGCTCACAAAACACAACGTTACAAAAAGACCTTCAAAATCAGGTAGTTTTTGTAACCAATGATTGTAGAATTGAGCTAAACCAAATTCAGAATATGGGGTCAGTTTCTTTTCGTAAGGTTTTTGATTATGGAACAGTAACCTTTATCTGTACAGGGAAGAACATTATCTATACAGGAGACACTACTTTCACTGGTAAAAAAGGCTCTACAGCCGTAGTAAGTATTTGTGAAAATGATTGTTATATTGATATAAGAAATATTTAAACCTAAAAAACAACAAAGTAAATAACAAATGGCTTTGATAAGAAAAAATACATTTTTTGTTCCACAAAGGTATAGAGCAATTACGCTCTACCCCTTTATATTCGTAAGGAACGAAAGTGATAAACACGACAAAGTTCTTATCAACCACGAACGCATTCACATAAAACAGCAGAAGGAGTTGTTAGTATTACCCTTTTATGTGTGGTATGTGTTGGATTGGTTGAGGAAGATTTTTATTTACAAATCTGCAAATCTTGGATATCTAAATATTGTTTTTGAAAGAGAGGCTTACGAGAATGAAGCTGATCTTGAATATGTAAAAACAAGAAAGAGGTTTGCTTTTTGGAATTACTTGAAATCTAAAAACAAAAGAAAAAGATGAATCCTATTCAATATTTTTTGTGGGGAAATAACCCTATTAAGCCCGAGTTTCATATTGACTTAGTACACAATCCTAATAAAACAGGCGTTTATCAATTTGATTTTAATGAAAACGGGTATACTAATATGACTTTTTATATGTCTGATAATTCTCCTATTTTTTTTAAATCACATTATTCTTTACATCCTACAATTGAATCTTTGGTGTATTTTAATAGGTTTGAAGAATTGGTTCGTAATTATCAAAGTTTTAAGATAGCACACTGTAATAAGTTTATGTTTTCAGTAATTATTCAAAAACTAAACGGACAAACACCTGCATTTAATTACAGAGAGGTTAGAGTAGAAATAGGAAAAGAAATATTGTTTCACGATCAAGGGATACTATTCTATTCAAATAATAAAGGAAATAATGTTTATGAATTAGAATTTACTCTACTTACATCTCCCATTATAATTACTGAGTTTTTTAAAAGGTTTGTAGTTATTTTACCGACATCGTAATTGTTTACAATTATTTTATTCATTACTATGACAAAACTAAATTACATATTACAAGGATTTGGGTTTAGAGATTTTAAAGACTTATTACACTCTTCCCTTGGACATACTTTTTCAATACTTTTTTTAAAAATAGATGTTATTATGTCGCTCTTATTTGCTACTATTCATTTCCTATTTGGTTTTAACCATTTTTTTTGATTGCTTTTGTAATTTTATTAATATTCGAATAGATAAACGGGTATGGCAACCTCGTATCGTAGGAAAGGAAAACACGAAAGTCGTAAAATAGGTCGTATGCTGTTAAAAATATTTGTTTATTTAATGATTATTTATATGCTACACATCTTTTCAGTCAATGCTGACTTTCTTATACGTGAAGATTCTGAGTTTGACCTTTTCCTTTGACTCTATTGGGTAGTACTTTATTATATAGTAGTTGGTTCTGAGCTTATAGGAAAACTTAAATAATTTAGGCTTTAAGTTTGTCAATGTATTATTAACAAGAAATTTTATAAAACCTTTAATATTGAAAATCATTATGACTCCTAAAGAATTTATAACAAAATACAAGCCTTACGCCCTCGAGACTCAGCGTAAAACGAAAATATCACACCTATTCATACTGGCCCAATCGGCATTAGAGACGGGCTGGGGTAAGAATGTGCCCGGTAATATGATGTTTGGTGTGAAAGCTAGCAAGGATACGCCTGCAAGTAAGAAGCAGTTAGTGCGTACTACGGAGGTACTTTCCGTGCCTATGGTAACAAAGGGACTTTTTCCTGAGATTATCAGCATTACTAAGCGTGCGGACGGCAAATATCTGTACGTGGTGAGGGATTGGTTTAGGAAGTACGATACCCCAGAAGAGAGTTTCACTGACCACGCTCAATTCTTCATCAAAAACGAACGCTATGCAGAGGCATTGAAAGTGAAAAGTGACCCCTATAAGTTTGCAGAGGAGGTTGCTAAAGCGGGTTACGCTACCGCTCCTAACTATGCGGATACTTTGAAAAAAGTGATTAAAATGATTGAACAAGCAAAATAACTATGTATGAAAAGAGTTTTATTATTGATGTTACTCCTTTTGTCAGTGATTGGTTGCAGAACCAAAAAAGTAGAAACCTACACACAAAGGCAAGTCCAGAAAGAGCACTTTATCACCAATAAAGATAGCTCCCAGCTCTTTGTTCAGGAGTCTCACAAGTCTGAATGGTCTGACCTGTCCGCCACGTCTTTCGAGATTGAACTCGAAAACAACAAAAACAGCCTTGGCAATGCTAAAGAACTCACCTATACCCGCACTCGGGACGGCAATAGTGAGACTATAAGGGTACGCAATGGCAAGGTGAAAATAAAAGCTATCAGAGCCCATTCTAAGAGCTTACAGCAGGCTGATACTACTCTTTATAAGCAATCCTACGCAAGTGTTCAAACTGAAGTTCGAAAGCACGAAATACAGCAAGCTGAGCAAATACGAAAGCACACCCAAAGTACACCATTAAGGTATATTCTTTGGTTGTTACTGCTCGTAGTTTTAGCTTATGTATATTGGAGATACAAGCGTTTTAAACAGAAGATTTAA